CGCCACGCCGTAGGCGATGAGTCGCTGAGTGCCGGTGACGAAGTCCTCGAAGGTGAACGGGCTCTTGGCGGCGAGGTCGTAGAGCTTGCCGAGCATGTTGGAGGCTTCGCCGGCGGAGCCGAGCATGGTCGTGTAGGCGATGGTGGACTTCTCCATCATCGAGTTGAACTGGATACCGGCCGAGCTCGCGGCGACCAGAGCGGCGGTGAAGGCCCCGATACCGGCCATGCCCGCATAGGTCACGGCCGAGATTCCGGTGTACTTCAATCGCCATTCGACCATCTCAAGGACGCTCTTGGTCTTCTTGCCGTGGTCCTCGATCGCCCTAGTGGCCTTGTTGGTCGCGCTGACGACGGTGTTGCTGCTCTGGCTGGCCGCCGTTCCTACGGCCGCGTGGGAGGTCGTCGCCTGGTTCGCTAGGTTCTTGAAAGCGGCATGGGTTCTGGGGATGCCTGCGACCATCGCGGAGTCGTTGAAGTCAACGATGTACTCCATGCGCCCAGCGACAGTCGACATATCCCCTCCTTCCTAGACGGAAACAGGCCCAGGATTACCGCTTCCCGGACCTGTTCAGCGTCGACGAACGCACGAGCGCGTTCGCTCTTCGTAGTGCTTCCGCTTCTTCCTGCTCAGGAGTCTCGAAGTCCTCCCGCCGCAGCTCGTCGTCCTTCTTCTTGAGGACACCGCATATCTGCAGTAGCTCTATCGCCGCCTCCCAGAGATTCTTGGTGAGTTCTCTGGCCAGGACCCCCGCCAGGAGTTCGGCTTCCTCAAGCTGAAGTTGAGGTAGAGCCTTGGCCATGTCCTGCACGTCTTCGGAGTAGAGGTCGCTCTTGACGGTGCGGACGTGCTGCGCGTACCCGCGGGCAAGACGGCAGAAGCCCAGATTGAGGCCGTCTACCGTCGGAGGCTCGCGCTCTACTTCTTCTTGAGCGGGTCTCTCCTGCTCTTCATGTCGGCGAAAAAACCCTGGATCTCTTCCACCAGCATCTCGAGCAGCTTGCCGTGAAAGTCGCGCTTGAGATCGTCAGGGTCAAGCTCAACGTTGGTCACGTAGGCCGCCAGCAGAGGCGCGTACTGCTCACCAAGGAGCAGCGGGTCCATGTCCTCATCGGCCGTCGGGGCGCCGGGCTCGGGATCGTTGCCCTGGATGCGGTCCCAGCGGGCCTTGAGGAACTGAAGTTCCTTGCCCATGAGGTCCGTGTTGCTGCGCTTGATGCGCTCGATCTTCTCTTCCCCATCGGGCGTGGGCGGCGTGATCTTCCACTCGCGGTCGCTCCCGTCGGGGTTCTTCATCTCCCCGTTGATGTCGGGCACGTTGCGGTAGATGATCGTGTTGACCTGGATGAAGTCGCTGAGATCGCGGACGTACTGTGCCATGGTGCTTCCTCCCGTTGGATGATCTGGTTCCCCCAGCCCTGCCGACGTCCAACGGGAGTTGAATGCGGCGGCGAGGGCCAGGGGAAAGGTTGCGGTTGCGGCGGCCGGCTAGGTGCCTATGGCGTAGCTGGCGGAGCCGTTTTTGACGACGTAGGTGATCTTGGGGTCGGTGCCTATGCACCGGGCCGTGAGGACCAGGTCCTGCGGACGGCCTTCGGGGTCGATCTTCAGCTTCGGAAGCGGGTTCCGATACTGGCTCTTGGTCACGTTGATGGCCAGCGACCGCTCGGGTGCGGCGGCCAGCGTGAACTTCACAGCGAGCGAACCCTCTGTGATGGTGCCGGACACCTCGGCATCGTCGGCCGGCGTGGCCGTTCCGAAAACCATGGTGTTGTACCTTGACGCGTCGACGATGGTCGTGGTGGCCGAATACTCGTTGTCCTGCACGCCCTCCTGGATGTCATAGAAGAAGACGTCTTCTCCCGGGATACCCACGAGGTTGTTGCGCACGAAGCACTCGAGCTTCTTGATGTACCCGACGGTCGCGCCGTCAACGGTCCACGCGCCTTTCGCCATGCTCCAGGCGAACAGGTTCGCGATGGCCTCGGCTGTGGCGGGCGTGTCGGGGTCGTCATCCTGATAGGTCACCTTTCCGGCGCCCATGAGTTCCATCGCGCCGGCTACCAGTCGGTCGTCGGACGAAACCGTGAGGCTGAGGGTGTTCACCTTCAGGTTGATGATCTGCATGCGGACTTCGCCGATCTTGACCCATGCGGTGAGCCACGGCAGGGTCCCGGTCTGGTCCGGCTGGCAGGTGTGGGTGTAGGGGTCGGTGCCACCGGCCGTGGCGATGTCGCCCAGCGCCGCACCGAGCAGTGCGGGCAGCGCGACCGGCTGCGCCACGAAGTTGAGCGTACCGCCGGAGCCCATGGAACCGACGACGGCGACACCGTCGTTGGCGCGACCGGACTCGGCCGTGCGCTTGACCTGGACCTCACGGTCAGGACCGATCTCCGAGCCGTCAAGCAGCCGGAGGTAGTAGAGAGGAGCAGCCGCAGCCGTGTCCTTCTCGGTCTGGAACGCGAACATCACGTATGCATCATTCGGTCTGTGGGACATGCTTACTCACCTCCTTTCAGAGGTACGACCGACTTACGAACGGTCGGTGATGGTTGCCGCGTGGGCGGGATGTACTTCTCCTTGGCACCACGCTTGAGCAGGAAGCGGATCTCTTCCTTGTCGTTGGTCGGATAGGGGAACGGGAAGGCCCGTAGCCTCCCCTTGAACATGACGAGCAACTCACTCACGGGTTGTCCGTCGTGTCCTTTGAGTACGAACGTGCGCATAGGCTCCATTGAATGGTCACCTCCTTGTGCGCTTAGATGTAGTCGACGGGGACCTGCAGGACTATCTGGTGGCACGACGATCTGCCGAGTTCCCCGAGGGCCTCTTGCAGCATGTCGTCGAGAGCGGCCGGCTCATCGGGACGAGCCGTGATCCAGTAGCCTGCCTCATAGGAATGACTGGTGAAGAGAAGATCCATGGCGCACCCGAGGTAGGTGGCCGCCTTCTCGTGGGTTGCCGGGATGCCCTCGGACGTATTGACGTGGACATACGCGCAGACGATGACGGCGAACTCGTAGATGTAGCCGCCGACAGTCGCGTTGATGTAGCGCCATCCGTTCGGCTTCAGCAGAAAGCACGGCGTCAGCTTGATCTTGTCGGCGTCCTCCTCGTTGACGTAGACCGCCTGAGTGGCGCCGAGACTCTCCGCGGCAAGCAGAGTGGTCATGCCGCTGGAGAGCAGAAGGTCGCTGAGGTGGTCTAGGGTGTCGCGTTCGAGCGTTCCTTTCATCGCGACACCGCCCTTATGGCAAGCACGATGCGGTTGAAGATGGCCGCACGGTTGAACGTGACGGCCCACTGGCCGATGTAGCGGGCCCGCACGCCGGGATGACGGGCGATCTTGCGAACGCGCACCGCGCCTGCAGGACCGTAGCCTCCGCGCGATGCGGGCCATCTGAGCATGTGCGGCCCACGCGGACGAATCTCATGGGCACGGGCGCCGCGTTCAAGGGACTTACCGGAGATGGTGCCGGTGCTTATGACCACGCTGGTCTGGCTGGGTTGGGTTACGCGGATGTCGCGGGCGGTATTGCCCGTCACGGCTCCGCTCTGCCCCGGCCAGTCGTGCGGGATGTTCTCAGCCCAATCGGCGCGGATCTTGTGACCGCCGGCCAGAAGCTGGACGGCCACGGCCTGCCTGATGGGGCCGATAATCTTCACGGGCGAGGTAAGTGTGACGCGGACGGCCATCAGGACTTCCTGCAGAAGGACTCGACGATCTCGCGGGCGTTCTTCGGCCACTTGTCGGTGTCGAAGATGATGTCGTACTCGCCGCGGGTCGCCTGCTTGAGAGTGTCGGTGCTCGCCATCTGGTCCATGATGAGAAGCACGGCCAGTTGCAGGCGCTCGGGGACGGTCTCCTCGAAGCCTGCGGAGTAGGTGGCTACGACGTTCTGGTGCCCCGTGGGGAACACGGCTCCGTCGTAATACAGGTCGCCGTGGTCGTAGACCATGCAGTCGGCGGTGACGTCTTCGCCGTCGATAGTGACCGTGTCGAGTTCCGTTACCGGAGACTGCGTGAGACGGAGCGTGCTTTCGCCGTTCCCGTCCAGCGTGTCGGTGAACTCGGCTATTTCGATCGGTCGGTCGATCTTGGCGCGGATGAAGTCGGACAGACCGGCCAGCATCTTGACGAAGCGGGCCTCACTGCGGATGTAGTCCGCGCCCACATACTCAAGTGCATCATCTTCGCTGACGAGAAGGTCTGCCACGGCTTCCTACCTCCTACTTCCGGCGCGAGGGCTGGCGACCGCGGCCTCGGGGACGAGTCGCAGGGGCGGTGGGCTTGACGATCTGAGTCTCTTCGGGCTCCATCGTCTGAGCGACCGTCTCGGTCTGCTCCTCGCTCTCGGTGGCCTCTTCGGTCTCATCGTCGGTCTGCTCTGCTGGTTCGGCGGTCTCATCCTGCGGGGCCTCCTCCGGCGTCTCGTCTACGGTCGCTGGGGCCTCCGGCTCGGCCGGAGGGTTGACCAACTGGGCGAAGAACGGAGCACCGGAGAAGGTGCGCAGGAAATAGGCCGCAACGCGGTCAGGGAGGTCGTGCTCACCCGCCTCGAGCGGATAGGGCGTCGCGACTCCGACATACCTTTCCTTGATCTTGATGAGCACGACTCACTCCTTCCTTAGAACGATTCGGGGTGGACCGGCGTCACTAGGTCGTGACGGTGATGGTGTTGGGGATGTTGTAGCCCCACATGGACAGAGGCTCGGTCGACGGGTAGCGCTTCTTGAAGTCTTCGCGCATGCTGACCACGAGCTCGTCGGAACCCGCAATCACGTCATGGAAGGACTCCATGAGCGGGGCGCGCCGGCGGCCGATGATGAAGCCGCTGGGGTTCACAAGCTGGATGCCGGTGAACTTCTTGGTCGCGCCGTCGTAGTTGCCACTCGCGTTCAGGTCCTCGCGGATGTAACCGCTGGTGAGGATGGGAACGCCGTCGATGCGGCCGATCTCGCCGGTTATGACCGTGGCGGACGGGCCGTACTTGTCCAGCGTCTGGACCTCATCGACGTTCAGCAGGTGGACGAGTCCGACGGGGCCGACCACGTAGAGCAGGCGCCGGGGGTTGATCCCGTACTTGCTCATCTGGCTTCTCATGGCCCGCAGAGCGAGCAGCGTCGGGTCCGCGCCGCCGAAGTCGTAGGTGTCCGACCCGTCCTTGGAGAGCTTGCGAAGGCCCTTCCAGGAGGTCAGAGCATCGTCGGTCTCGGTCACGTCGGAGTCCTGATGGGTGGCGGTGGTGTCACCGTTGAGCAGCAGGTTCTCCTCGCCGTCGGCCATGTCCATCGCCAGGTCGGTACGGATGAAGGGGATCATCGCCAGGATGGCGTCCTCTTCCATCTCGTAGGCGACCGACTGGTACCCGGCCAGAGTCGTGGTCGAGAGGTCGACATAGTCGTCCCCGGACTGGCTCTTGGTGACGGCCACGCCGCGGCTCTTCTTGTAGATCTTGCCGCGCGAGGTCTGCCGTGGGATGCGGAACGGGTCGTTCGGCATCTGGACGATCTCGAACTTCGAGGCGAGCATCCGCTCAAGCTCGAACTTCCAGATCAGGTCCGGGGAGTACCCGGTCGGGACCCACGCAGCGCCGGTGCCGACGCCACCGTCGTAGCCCTCGTAGGTCTTGCGCTGGTAGAGCTCCTGCATGCGCTTGAACGTCTCCGTGTTCTTCACGTCGAAGTTGCTGTCGCGCCGCTTCATGAAGCTGAGGATCTGGACGGCGTCCTGGAGCTGGAACAGCTCAGCCATGTCCTCGTCCTGGCTCTTGGCGGAAGGGACGCGCAGCTTGGTCTCGAACGTCATGCCGCCCGCGACCTGGATCTCGCCGCCGAACGCGCGCTTGAAGGCCGGCTCTTCGTCGAGCCTCGCCATCTTCTTGGAGAACTCGGCGACGTCCGCGCCGATCTTGTCGACCTTCTCGAGCAGGTCGGCGGGTACGTGCCCCTTCTCCCTCTCGGCCTTGATCTCTTCCATGGTGGCGGCCATGGTGGCCACCGTGCCTGCCAGGGTATCGGCAAGCTCTTTGATCTCTTCACTCATGGTTGTTGTCACCTCCTGTGGCAACAAAAAGACCCGCGTTTGCGGGCCTTATAGGGGAACTGTGTCGTGGGTTGGCTTGGCTATCTTGGGCGGAGGAGTTCTCCTGCCGCGCGTATTTTCGCGATCTGCTCTGAGAGGCCCGGGACCGCATCGGCGGTGGGCTCTGTGAGTCGCTCTTCGATGAGCGACTTGGCGGAGGCCAGGTCGGAAAGGACCGCCTTCACCTCTTCGTCGCGTCCCTCGGCCTTGAATGCCTTGGCGAGGTCGTGGATGTAGGCCGCCTCGTCGATGAGAAGGCCCACGGGGTCGGTCTCATGGACGCGGTCCCGCAGACCCTTCCAGTCCTTCGGGTCGATGTTGCCGCCGGTCAGGTCGACCGGGGCGCCGCCCGAGGTGACGTAGGTCACTTGGATGTCGACCGGGCGCGGGTCGCCGTCGAGCGTCACCACTCCGCCCTCGCCCATGGCGTAGCCCATCTGCAGGATCTCGTCGCGGCCGTCCCAGTCCCAGACGTTGTAGATGACGGCGCTGTCCGAAACGTCCAGAGGTTCGGGATATACGTAGACGCTCTGGTCGGCATAGAACGCCTGGACGGCCGACATCACACGGTCGATGGACGAGAGCCACGAGGCCCCGCCTCCCACGTCGATCAGGCTGGTCACGTTGTAGATGGAGCGGCTCTTGGGAAGCATGCCGCGCAGTCCGCCCTTGACGATCATGGCCTCGGGATTCATGGCGAAGCCCTTGGGGCAGACCGAATACTCGAGGATGTCCCACTTGGATACCTCGCGGTAGGACTTCCCGTCGGTGGTCTTGGCCCGCTTGGCCGTGACCGGGTTCCAGCCGATCGACATGCAGTCGATGGCCCCCTCGTCCATGAGGACAAGGCAGTCGTGGCCCAGACTGGTCTTCTCGATGATCTTGCCCTTGGTCCACATGCCGTCTACCTGCTCAGACAGCGAGAGCGACACCCCTACCGGAGGTTGGTTCTCCTTCCAGCCGTGGCTGAAGAAGATGGGGACCTGGATACCGGAGTCGACGATGTGCTTGCCGGACCCGGGAAGGAGCATGTCCCCCCCCTGGTCGATGTTGCCGTAGTGCGCGCAGAATCCCTCGAAGGTGCCATCATCGAAGTTCACCTTGAACTCCTGCGCCGGCAGGTTCTTTATCTCGAACAACATTGTTCTTCCTCCTGCGTCAGTCCGCGGTGGACTTCATCGGTACTCACACCAACAACGGCAGTTGGGATGAGCGAGCGGGAACTGGTGCCCGCTGGGGAACGCCTGGTCAATGGGGATCCATCCGGCGGCAGCGTTGGCTCGGCAGTCGTCGCAGACTGCGGCGTCTTCCATCGTTATCCAGCGGTGCTCGGTGAATCCTTGGTTTCTGGCGAGCGCGTCGCGCACCGCCTCGTAGGCCAATCCCGATTCGTACTGAGCGGCTAGCCCTGCCCGCCACTCGTGCTGCCTTTCGTAGTAGCCGAGGATGCGGTCGCGCAGTTGGTAGTGGGCCTCGCCGTTGGCGATACCCTCGGCGATCTGGTCGCGGATACCGCGGACGGATGTGGCCGAGACGTCACTCGCGAAGCGGCTCTCCTGCGCCTGCAGTAGTTCGCGGATGAAATCGGTGTCGATGGTGATGTCTCGGGCGATGCCGTACTGGTCCTGCATGGCCCCCAGCGCCCGGCCGGCCTCTGCGTTCAGGAACGGCCGGATGGCGTCTTGAGCCATCTGCATCTCAGTCTCGAGGTCGAAGGCCGCTGCTACGATGGCGTCGATGTCACCTGCGGCCCCGGCGAGGATGTCCTGTTCATAGGCGGCCATGGCCGAGACCACTCGGTACGCCTGCCACGCGAGGAACGCGGCGAGGATGGCTTCGAGCCGCTCGCGGTCGCTCTCGGCCTCAGCAGTCGTCTGCTCCTGTTTTACCTCCCAAAAGGGCGCATCTTCGCCCCTGGGGTACCGGCCGGAGGCTGCGCTTCGACCGGACGGACCTCGTTGACCGGCGCTCCGCCCATGGCGGTGTTGACCGGGATGTAGACCCTGCTGCCCTCGCCGTTCGGCAGCGGCGGATGGTCGGTCCACTCGCGCTTTTCATCGGGAGTGATCCACCACATCTGAGAGCCGGCGGCCGCGAGCTTCGACATGTCGGGCCGGTTGAGGTGACCCATGTCGAGCTTGATCTTGAAGTTCGGATCGAAGTCATGGGCGAGTTCCCACGTCAGCTTGTGCTCTATCCTGCTCACCAGCCAGAGAAGCGGCCCCATGACCCAGAAGCGGAACTCCACCTCAGCGGTCGAGCGATTGGCAGAGCCGCCCTTGGAGACCACGCAGTCGGGGCAGTGGTAGATGTTCTGGACGTTGCCCTCGTTGAACTTCCGTCCTTCGAGCCACTGCATATCGGCGTGATTCATGGTCTTGCCGTCGAAACTCATGCCCTTGTCAAGCACGGCTACCATCCCGGCGCGGTTGATACCGGAATGGACCGCACGCCACTCTGCACGGGTCTCCTTCTTCTCTCGCGGCAGGAGGTCTTGCTCGGTGGAGATGACGCCGAAGGGCATAGCGCCGTTCTCGATGAACTTCTGATTGAACTGAGCGGCCTTGATGTCCGGTTCTACGGCAAGGCGCGCGGCGGACAGCGGAGAGAGCCCCCGCCATTCGTTCGTGGGATTCGAGAGCTTGTAGAAGATCACCTCGTCGCGGTCATATCCGACCGCCTGCGCCCCGGTCGTGTACTGATAGCCGACCAGGCCGTGCTTCGGGTGGACGATGGGGCCGAAGCAGTCGGGACGCATCATGAAGAGGCGTACCGGCCTGCGGTGAAAGGCGTTCCAGACCTTCTCGACCGGCCCCTCTCCCCCGATCATTATGGAGGTGGCGAGGTCGGCGAAGAACTCGTGCCCGTCGTCGCCGGTCCCGTTCGCTTCCTTGGGCGGTCCGCCGGGCTGCTCGAGCAGCTTGTTCAGGTCGTGGCCGTAGACCGGCTCTGCGGGCCCGCCGGGCTCCTGATGGTAGACCATGCGCGGCAGTGTCGCGATGGTCTCAGCGAAGGCGGTCACGCACGAGTAGACCATGTGATGCGCCGCGTACATATTCTCGGAGGCTTCGCGGAACGTAGTCGCGGTCGTGCCGTTCGTGGGCGGCTGTGCTCCGAGCGGAGCGCCGGTGTCGACGCCCTGGATCCAGCGGTCTGTACCGCGACGGCTCTCGGGGCCGATGTTCTCGACCGGCACGGTTATCATGCCGATCATGTCGGAGATAGCCCCTAGAATGCCACTGCCAGCCACGCCGTCACCCCCAGGACTGTGATACCGAAGGCCACGCCGACGCCTCCAAGCACCAGGTAGAGCGGATTCCAGGTCTCACCGTCGCGGAACGCCTTGCGGATGTAGCGCGCCCACAGCGGAAGGACGGAGAACAGCACAGCCATACCGACGAGGCCCGAGATGAAGGTCAGAGCAATCACGAGCACCTCGCTTTCTCGGCCATCTCCCGGTCGCGCTGTCGCTGGCGAAGAATCTGCATGCCGAAAGACTCGTCAGGGTCGTAGAAGTCGTCCTCAATGTCTTTGCCGAGAATGTCTTCCTCTTCGGTCTCTTCTTCCTCGTATCCGTAGCCGCGGTCGACCTCGGCCACAACGCCGTAGCGAAGAGCATCCATGCAGTGATTGTTCTTGCGGGGATCCGGCTCGTTGTTCACCCACTCGTAGAGACCGAACTCCTCGATGGTGTGGATGCAGCGGGGATGCACGTGGATCTTCGTCTTGCCGTCCACGATCTTGAGCAGCCGCTTGACCCTCTTGACGCCGACGATGACCGGCTTGTCGCGCTGGGTGCGCTTGTCGAGCGCCGGCGCGGCCTTGGCCTGCCAGCCGGTGAGCTTCAAGTCCTTGATGCCGTCGGGAGAACGCGGGTCGCAGATGAGGTATTCGGGCACGTACCCGATGCCGCCGACCCTCTGGAAGTATTCCGCCATGATCCCCCCGTGCTCCTGCGGTGTCATACCGGCGCGGTAATACTCATCGTGGATGTAGACGTTGTCTTCCCAGACCTGCACCGCGAGACAGACGAACGGGTCGTCGAACCCAAGGTCGACCCAGCCGCGCAGAGGGACGTCGGGAAGTATCTCGAAGCGCTCCACGAAGGGCGGAGCATCCCTGAACTCCTTGTAGATGAGTCCAGCATGACTGACGAACTTGGCCCCGTACTCCTGGTCGAAGGTCTCTTCGTCGGTGGTGGCCTTGATGTCCACGATCTCCGGGTCTTCGATGCCCCCAGGGTAGACGTAGGGGTTCTCCCAGGAGGGCTGGCTGAAAGTAGCCCACTCTGGGCTCTTCTTGGCCGCTTCGAACAGCTTGTAGTACCAGTTCTTGCCGAGTGGAGTCGTGGCGAACCGAGCCACGCCGTGGTAGTCGGAAAGTGTCGGACGGACGTACTCAGGCCAGATGTCGGGATCAAGCATCGCGGCCTCGGCCATGATGACCCCGGTGAGTCCCTCGCCCTTGATCTGCTCCTTCTTCTCCCCCGACTTGATCTCGATGGTCGCTCCGTCCTTGACCTGGAGCAGATAACGGCCGCCTACCGTGTCGAGTACCGACTTGGTGAGACGCAAGACCTGTTGCTTCTGGAGCCGCTCGAGGTCCGACTTGAAGATGCGGAACTCTTTGACGCCGAGAGCCATGGTGGGAGCCACGACCCAGATGTAGGTGTCGGGAATGAAGACCAACGGACCCATGTCACGGGGGCCTTGGATCGTTTTGCCGAACCGCCGGCCCGAAGTGGCTGCCTTGAAGCGGGCGTTGGAAAGATGGAAAGGAAGCTGGCCGGCGTGCGGCTGATAGCCGACCCGCTTCCAGTACAGCATCTTGGATTCAAGGCTGAGGAGTTCCTTGACCTTGGCCCTGACCTCGAGCGTGTCCAAGGCGGGCTACTCCGCTGCTGGTGCGGCTGCGGGCGTCTCCGAGACGGTCACGGCCTCTTTCTTGGTCACGAACGGATCGAGAACGCTCATGTCGCCTGTCTTGGCCGCGAGGTCGATCGCCATCTGCATGGCAAGGGTAGAGGCCTCGGCGCTCCAGTCGTCCGCCCCGCCGCCTTCGCCCTTGTCGCCCTTCTGGACCATGCCCAGGCGCCACTGCTCTCCGGCGTGCTTGAACAAACCGATGAGATCCCGGACGGTCATCTTGTCGATCTTGTCCTCGTCGGCCAGTTTGGTGATGGCCTTGGCCGCCACCTCGAGCGCCGTGCGGACGACGTGCTTCCGGCGTTTCTCGTCGATGAGCTCCAGTTGCTCCTCGGGGAGCCTGCTCAGGTGGTAGCGGATGGTGGTCGGGTTCACGCCGAGTTCCTCGGCCACTGCGGCCTTGCTGTTCAGCTTCGCCCACAGGTCCGGGATCTTGGCGATCTGCTCCTTGGTCAGCACGCCTTTCTCAGCCACGATCGCCTCCTTCCGGGGGACGCTTCTTGATGGGTTCGTATGCCGCGCAGACGCCGTCGCCTCTCTGGGCGACCTTCTTGCACTTGGCTCTGAACAGGCGGCACGTGCGACAGGTGGTGGTGGGTTTCTGTTGCATGGTTCAGTCCCTCCGGGCTTTGTCTAGCCACATGAGACCCTCTTCTAGCTTGGTGATAGCCAGAGCCAGCGCCCGCGGGTCGTACCGCTCCTCGTGCGTGCCGTATTTCACTTGCGTCTTGAGCACGTCGGCCTCCACGAGGGCCCGGGTGATGCTCAGACGTACCTCACCGAACACAGTCGATGCCGGGGAAGACAGACCGTCCATCACTTCGCCTCGTGGCAGACGATCTCGACGGGGATCCCGGCGACCCGTGCCTTGTCGATCACGTCCTTGGTGACCTTCGATGCATCGAGGTTGTCGTGGAAGACGAGTACCAGGTCGGGCTTGTCGTCGATCATCGCCTGGTTTGCGATGGAGCCTGCCTCGCGGCCGTGGTCGTGCCAGTTGACCACCGGGCCGCCGTGGGAGATGTGAAGGTACTCGGCCGCTTCGCCGGCCATCTTGCTCGCGCCTTTGTCGAGGCGATGAATGACGGCAGAGGGTTTCCGCAGTTCGAGTTCGGCGAGGATCACGCGGTCGTCCTTCCAGTCGCGGTCGCCGCAGACGAGGAGCCTCATGGGGTGTCCTCCCGTTGGACGTTGGGGAAATGTGGTGCGGAGGGCCGAACGGCCCAAGGAGCCGGAGTCAGGCTATGCCGACCTCGGAGAGGCGGGCGGAAAGGTGCTGGGCAGTCAGAGGCTCCCGGGTCCAGACCTCGAGGTACGCAAGGCCGGTCGCTTCGCAATGGGCGCGCACCTCGGCATCGCGTTCGCGCCAGGGGGAACAACGGTGGCGGGGCTGGTTCTCTTCGACGACGAGACGGTGGTCGGGGAAGAACATGTCGACACGGTGCTGAGGCAGGCCGGGCAAGACGACCTCATTCCCCGGTTCTTCGCCCAGCAGCGATGCCAAGATAGGCGCGAGTTCTTGGTGCCTGTAGTGGTCTCGGCCGATCCTCCAGCCGATGGCCGCTGTAAGCGCGTCAGGCTGTCGCGTGGTATCGGAGAGCCTCCGCTCCTTGACGCGCAGTTCTCGGAGAACCTTTCTCACCAGGGGATGGTCCTCGCCTAGTTCGACTCGTGCTCTGCGAATCGCCTCGGCCAGTTCAGCGTCCTTGGCCTGCTCCTTGGCGTCGCTCTTGTGGTCGAGCGAAGGGGGCGCACCCGACTCTTCGGATGCAAGCGGGTTCCCGGCGAAAACCGGCGTGCTACGATGGTCCACGTCAACACCTCCTGTGTGTTGGCCACGCCCCCGGACGGTTGCACGTCGCGGGGGCCCTTAAATGGCTATGGGGACCGGGTTGTTGGCCGGTCCCCATAGCGTAAACGCAAGTCTAGCACATGATTTTAGTGGGTGAATCGTTTGCTGTCAAGCCCCCCCGTCAAGCGGTGCGGATGGTGAAGAGCGCCTTGGGGTCGATGAGCCGAATCTCTATGCCCATCTCCCGCAGATGCCGCAGCGCGCGCTGTCCGGGAGTCTCGGGCCGGGGGAAGCCGCACTTGTACATGGCCTCGCGGATGTCCTCCATGGTCAGGACCGTGGGCTGGGGAAGTGTCTCGGAGCGCTGGGAGAACAGAGGATTGGCCGTGCAGGCCGCCGCGAGGGTCCGCTCTATGGCGGCATCGAGTTCCCGGAGGTCCATCTCCATGTGGAACTTCTCGACGTGGATTTCGGGGTCCGTGGTCATCGCCGCGCCGCCTCGATCGGCACGAAGGCGCACCCGCAGATGGCGCAGTCCCACGCCCCGGGAGGGTACCAGCCGTAGGCCACGCGGCGGGGATGCGAACAGTCGATACCGAAGTCTCCCAGAGCCGCGAGGTACAGCACGTCATCCGGCCAGTCTTTGCCGAGGCGGTCGCGCTCCGCGAGTACGGCGTTGATGTGGCGCCCCACCCGCTCCTGCATCTCGGGACTGAGGTCGGCGACCTTGAGGTGGGGAAACGGGAGGGGTCCGTCCTCGAGACCTGCCAGGACGTTGGCGACGGCCTTCTGGTCGGGGCTCATGGCAAGAGGGTCCTTTCGGCTTGGTGAGACAGCGGTTCTCAGGTCCGATTGTAGGACGAGGAAGAGTGGAGGTCAAGAGGGGCGGGAGTCCCGGCCCCCGGGGGAGTGACATGCGCTTGACAGACGCTCGGGTCCACTCCCCCGGACGGGTGAAGCCAGGCATGACGTCTGTGTCCCCGTTTCTGACACGCCCCTCGGCGGCGTCACGGCCTACTCACGTGCCCGAGGGGATCATAGCGCAGGAAGGGGGTTCTGTAGGGGGAACCGGGGTATTGGGACCCCCCGTGTGGAGAGGGGACGGTGCATGGCCGCGGGGGCCGGCCGATAATCTCACCCCATACCCCGTCCGCATAACACCGAGCCCGGGGGCAGTTTTCAGCCGTGGCAGGCACATACGCCGCACAGCTGTATCGTTTACCTGCTGTAAACGTGACAACGGCGCAGGATCGACGCTCGGCCGCCACTACCACGGGCCCCTGAGCTCCAGCGAGCGCGGATCGACGCGCTGTGTGTGGGCCGCGAACGATTCCAAGTCCTCCTCTTTCTGCATCCGTTCCCCATGCTGCACACTCGGCCGTTTCCCACAGAACACTCCCGACACGTTCCCCATGCTGCACAACCCTCGCACAACCCTCGCATCTCCCTCCGGACACCCCGCACACTGAACACTCGCGCATCTCCCCAGCCGCCACATACTCTCAGGCGCTACGATCTCCCACTCCCACTCCGTAGCCCATGCCCTAAAGCAGCAGCCGTCTCGACCGACGTAACCACGGCCCGCGTAGGACTGATACCCTGGCGTCTCATGTAAGCTCTTCACGCCCAGGGAAGATGCGTACCAGCGGCCGTGGTATCTGGTGGCGAGGTGACACTCTGTAGGCCTGTTCTGTTACGTCCTTACACCCTACTACGTAGGGATACATAAACGCGCGCGCGCGTACGCGGGTTATTATTTGTATACAGGTGTCTACTACATGTGTTGACAGATTCGAGGGCCGGCTCGTGGCGAATCCGTGGCCGATTCTTGTAGATACCTATTGACAGTTGAATGTCGACGGGTGTATACTAGTTTCATCAAGACAAAGAGCCCCGCGAGAGCGGTAACTCCCCGGGGCGCGGACGACCTAGTAGGAGGTCATCATGCGAGATTCTATCACTTCCCACTCCGCAGCCGAGGTATATGGGCGCCGCCTAGCGTCCGACGATATCCGGCTCGGGCTTCCCCAGGATAGCGAGTACATGCTTTCCTGGCTGCTGTCTAGTGTCGGCGTCGTCGAGCACAACATCCGCGGGATCGCGAAGGACTGGACACTCACGATCGACGATGAAGACATCTATCGTGTCTGGGCCGCCTACTGCGAAGAGCATGCCGGCTCCCGCTTCGAGCGCATGGGCATGGTGGCCTGATGCGGACTATCTATCTCCCAGCCATTGAGCGTAGCGTATCCCTGGGTGCCTACCTGCAAGCCATCCGCCTAGCGAAGAGCAAGCCGGATGCGACGTTCAAGCACGGTCTGACCTGCTGGTATTCATGCACTGGCGCGGACATCATGCGGCAGTTCCGGCAGGGGATGCACGACAGAATCAACCAGGCTATCCCCTACTGCGAGCGCGGGCAGGTGGCGTCATGACCTACTATCGCGTTATCGACGTCACCGATACCACTCCGCAGATCATCGCAGGCGGACACTGCCGAATCACTGCGCAGGACGCGGCCGAACGGGTAGCCGAATCTTGCGCAGCCCGTCATCCGGACCGGACCTACTGCGTCGAGTCGCGCGCGGCCGGTGACTATGACGGCTGGACGCTCGAATCCGAATGGCGCGACGACTCCGATATCTACCAGGAAAGGACGAACTGATGGCACGCGTTACCACATACAGCCCTATAGGCTACTACACCGACTGCGACACAGCCGTTTGCGCCGACTGCGCGATGTCGACCGACATCGAGAATGCCATCGGCGCCACCGAGGAACCCGACGCAATGGACGCCGCCGCGACTCCGGAACCCGCGCGGCTCACGTACCAGACTAAAGACCTGAAGCGGGCACTAGCGCGCGTCAAGCCGTTCGTAGCGTCCGGCGCGCGTGCTATCCCTGTTCTCGCGTGCGTCATGCTGTATCCGTCGGCCGTGGTCGCGACCGATTGTGATGTTTGGGCGGAAGCCGACGTCGACGGCTCCGGTTATGGTCGCGTCCTGCTGCCGCATAAGTCGCTCATGGCGGCCGTCAAGGCGTGCAAGGCGCCGACTATCACGGTCGAATCCTTAGAGGACAATAGGGCGCGCGTCGACTCCGCAATAATCGCGGGTATCGATCCGGTCGACTTCCCACAACGGCCGCAGTTTGTTGAACAAACTGCATTCACGGCCGATGACATCCTTCCGGCCCTGTCCGTAGTCTTGCCCGCGGTCTCTCGCGATGAGACGCGGCCGTTGCTCTGCGGCGTACACGTCAAGGCGGAGCCCAGCGGCACCACGAAACTGATCGCGACCGACTCATACCGCTTGCACGGCGCCGACGTCCGGCCCTACGTGGAAGGTGCCGGGCTTGACGCCGGCGTCACCTTGCCGGGCGCCATGCTCGCGGCCGTGGCGAAGTCGAAACCGGCTTATGTGGTCGTCATGCTCGGCCGCGGCGACAATGGCGTGCCGCTGGACGGGCACCCCGAGGACGTGCACACGCGCTATGTGGTCGCGACCGACTCTATGATCCTGCATGGTCGCACGGTCGACGGCCAATACCCGAACTATCAGCAACTGGTACCAGTCGACCTGCCGCGCGCCTTGACTCTTGACCGCGTAGCAATGTCGGAGTCCGCGCGAGCGGCCGCTAAAGTGCTCGGCCGTGCAATAGCGCCGCTACGGATCTCATACAACGGAAACGCTCACGTCGACGTGAGCATGATGCACGCCGACGCGGAATACTCAGCAACGCTCGAATGCGCCGGCGACGATGGGGAAGCGCTCACAATCGGCGTGAATCCCGACCTGATCGCGGACGCATTCGACGTAATGAGCGGCCGCACAGTGACACTGCACGCAATAACGCCGCTCCGGCCCATGCTGCTAACGGAGCCCGGCCGCTTCGCCCTGGTGATGCCGATCCGGCTCTCCGACTGAGTCGGACGCCGAAACCAATAGACAAACCCTGGACTAGGAAAGGATCGCACAATGAAACCGATTGAGATAGCACGCGAAGTACTCGACAGATCCGGCGCTATGGTAGCCCGTCCGCGCAAGAACGCGCCCGGACAGTATGACGCGAAGCCGTGGGCTACGGGGAATCATCGCGGCTGGGTGCTGCTGGACGCGACCACGGCGGGCGCTATGGTGGCGGTATACGACGCCATCGGCCCGGACGCGCAGGCCAAATACGACACGTTCGACCTGCTCCGCGCGGTCGATATCTCGTGGAAGGTGCTCGCCAGGGCGAAGGGTGGCGCGCGATGATCCGCTTCATTTGGAACGGCATAAAGGACGACTCCGGCAAGTTGTACCGCGCCTGGTACAGCAAGGGCGGGCTAATCAACTACCCCGAGAGCACCATCACAATCTACGGCCGCGACTATTGGCCGCACTTCCCGCAGATCGACGGCCTGAACGTCCAGAATGACACCGAGTTTCAGACGGACTACTACGAGACCGACCGCGTCCGCGTCACTCCAGACAATCCCCACTATCCCGCCGTGCACGCGGCATGGGAGAAGCAAGAGGCCCACAACGCGAAACGGTACGCGAAGCGCGCGGCCGCCGAGCAATGACCACCGCCACGACTCCAGAAACCGACACCGAAGGGAGAACAATGGACGCAGTAGAGACTTCGAAGCATGGCCGCATCCGCTGGCTGACCTGCGCGTGCTGCGGCGAGGAAACGCGCGGCCGACAATGGCCGAACCGTGATACCGGCTACGGGGTGTGCGTCGCCTGCGCGGATCGCCACGCGGCGAAGTATGGCGAGGGCACGCCGGCCGACGGACAGTGCGCCGATAGCGTTTACTCGCTCTATGGCGTGCGCGGTGTTCACTTCGATATCAAGGAGGCTTGAGCAATGGACACAGTCAAGACTGAGCGCGTGAAAACCACCATGCCGCTACCGTTCTTCGCACACGGCCGCGCCGTCAAGTGTTGGGACCATGGGCACGCCTATACCGTCGCCCGCATTGATCCAAACGACAAGTTCACGGCCGAATCTCGGCCCGACTTCGCCGAGTACATCGCTACCGCGTGCAACTTGTACCGGGACCTGCTCGCAGCCTGTAACGCCGCCCTTGCCTACCTCGACGCCGAGGACAGCGCCGGGCTGGTGGCCGAGATCGCGGCGGCCGTGGCGAAGGCCGAAGGGCGGACGCTGTGAAGCCGGGCGAGACAAACCCGGCGGTCGAAGCCAAGGACCGACTACGCCGCTACTTCGACGCACGGCAGGAGCGTTACCCGTTTATCTACGGCTGGGTGCGCGTCAAAGACGCCTGGTGGTGCGGCTCGAACCGTGGCGACTACCGGGTGCACGATGACGGGCGGATCGAACATCTACCGGAGGAGGTTTGACCGTGGAAGCATTGACGACTGAGCAGACAACCGCATTCGACCCGAACGACCTACCAACCGCGAGGCGCTACTGTGAGGTACTGGTAGAGCACGCCGAGAGATTCCAGGAGGAGATAGGCAGCGATTACGTGCCCGACGTCCCGCGCGCTCGGTTCGTGCTCGTCCAGCGCTCGCGGCTGACCGGCCTGTATTGGCTCGACTTCGGGGACACGCTCCAAGAGGCCATCGACAGCCACGACGCCGACGAATACCCCGAGGACTGGCCGATAGAGTACGCGCTCGACCTGGACACTGGCGAGCGGTACCACGTGGCCGGCGTGCGGACCGAGACGAGCATGGAGCTCGACGACTGAGGCAATAGGCAAACCCACGACTAGGCAATAGGCAAGCTCTGGACTAGGAAACGAACGCGAAGGGAGAGGATCATGCGCCACTACTACGCCGAACAATCACCGAGAGGATTCGCCAACGAGATCGAGGTACACAAGTTCGAGAGCCGCGCCCAGCGGGACGCCTGGGTTGACGAGCACAGAGACGACGGCGACATGAACAGCGCCAGTCAGGGCGCGAGCGCCTGCACAGCCGACCGCGCCCGCCGCATACTCGCCTATCGCGGCGACGCTATCACCGAGAGCTACAACGGGCTGGTGGAGCATGAGCCGCTGCTGATGTTCGCAGCCTATGACGACGCGGGCATATGGGCAATCGGCGACACACCGGAGGCCGCGCTCGCGGTTTACGCCCTTGGGGGACAGCTTGCGCCGGACGAGATACCGGCAACCATGCGCACCGCGCCCATGACCTACCGCCTGGCCGAGAAGGTGGAGCGCGAGGGATACGACTACAACCACCCCGGCTATAGCTGGCGCGTGCTGCCGGACGGGACGCTCGACCTCGACGAAGGAGGCCAGCAGTGAACCCGGCAACCCCGCTACCGTGGCAAGCGTGCAATGCGAGCATATTCACGCAGGAGTGGCTTGCAGTGGCTAAACGCATAGCCGCCACAGGCACCGACAAAGACGCCGCCTACATCGTCCACGCCGCCAATCTGTACCCGGAGCTGGTGGCGGCGCTGAGGGACGCTGAGCGCTGGCTAGGAGTCGCCACAATCGGCAACCCCGCCACAGGACCACGCGAGGCATGGGAACGCTGTAGATCCATGCTCGCCAAGTGCGGGCCGGCACTCGACGACGAACGCGACGCCTACCCGTCGGGAACGGTCGACGACCTGGAGCGCTACCCGAACGACGGGAGCCCGTGGCCGGGAGAGGGGGCACCCAGTGCATAGCACCTATGGCAAAGGAGCTATGGCCTACTACCGCCGCGAGACACGCCGCGCAGCCGCCGTGCGGGCACGAGAGCGGCCCAAATGCAGCCAATGTGGGCACGGCGACAGCACGGGCCTGATCGATGGACTGTGCACTCGATGCTTCTGTCGGAAGATGGACGCCAAGCCAATGGAGAAACCCTAGACTTTGGAGGGAGGGATGACACCAAAACCAAGACGTCTGACATTCACGGCCGGGGAAGACCCCTCACCGCTTGCGACCATAGGGGACGTTATCGCCACCACAGGCGTCAAGCGCATGACCGCCGCGCAGTGGGTACAGCGCGGCATCGGCCCGCCGCCCGTCGCCTACACCGCCGCCGGCGCTATCTGGTGGTGGCAGGATTGGGTGGACTGGCTCAGGGAGCACCGGCCGCGGCTCTATGAGCAGATGATGAGCGGTCAACAGACCAATGGGGAAACGCAGGACTTGGAAGGAGGGACGGATGGCGATATTGACGCCTGAGCAGATCAGGCGGCTGGCTTGCGCCGGTAGCCCCGGCGAGGACGGTCTCGGCGGCGGATGGGGCTCAGTGGAGTTGTACGACGGCGGAGAATGGCCGGTCAAGGACGTAGCTGAGACCCTAACCGCCTACGCTGCCCGGGCGGAGTTGTACCCGCGCCTGCTCGGCACCCTGTGCAGGGCCGTGCGGCAGTTGGAGGCCGTCCCCGAGGATGTGCCGGGCTGGACGCAGCGCACGCACCTATGCCGGCAGGCCCGGGAACTCGCCAAGGAGGCCGGCGAGACGTGGGCAATGGGCAATGGGGAGACTCTGGCGAAGATCGTCGAGATCCGCATCGGGGACTACCGCTGGCACCCGGATGAGATCACTATCGGGGACGCATCCACGCTCAGCGAGCGCCGAGGGGGCAATGATGCCGACAGCGACTAGGAAGCGCACCAGACGCACCGTACCCGAAGGACTCAACCGGCAGGAGTACGATCGCCTCATGGCGCCGGCTACCGTGGGAGATCCACGCTCCGGCAGTTACCAGCGCGACCGGATGCTCCTCGAGCTCCTGGCCGGCACCGGCCTGCGCATCAACGAGGCCCTGTCGCTCAATCGGGACCGTGTGGACTTGGTTGATAGTTCGGTCTGGATTCCAGCGGCCCACTCCAAGACCGGCCGGCCCCGTCGTGTGTACTTCGGGGAGAGCCTGAGCGACAAGCTGGCCGCGTATCTGGCCGCCATGCCGCGGGAGCAATGGGCGCTCTTCGTGACTCGGACCGGGGCCCGGTTGACCGATGCCCACGTCCGCCGACTGTTCAAGAAGTTCGCGCGCCGCGCCGAGATCGAGCCAGAGCGGCTGCACCCTCATTCACTCAGGCACACGTATGCGATACGCTTCCTGTCAATGGGCGGGACGCTCGAAGCGCTCCGGGATCAGTTGGGGCACGCATCCACCGCGACGACGCACATCTACACCCAGGCGGCGTCATGGCAACGCGCCGAGCAAGTAGCTCGGTTGGACCTGTAGGGCAATGGCAATGGGAAGACTTCGGACTTTGGAAGGAGAGACATGAGAGAGACGGATAGGTGCGAGAAGTGCGGCGCGGCCTTGAAACCGGACAGCCGGTTCTGTCCCGAGTGCGGGACGACAGTGCGGCGCCAGGAGAGATCGCCGGCCTGGCCGCACGTGTTCCTGGCTGTGATGCTGATCGGAACGGGTATCTGCTTCGTGCTCGGCTGGGTCGCAGCCGAGAGTGCAGTGCAGCAGTGTGCCTGGTTCGCATCAGGCGCCGTGCTGGGGATCCTCGGACGGATCGCACAGGCCGCAAGCCAATAGGCAACCCTCAGACTTCGGAAAACGTGAAGAGCCGGGCGAGAACCCGGCTCTTCTGGCGTCGGTGGGCAACCTTAGCCGTCGGGGATTGTATCACCAACGGCAGACACAATCCGCCCACGGCGTACCACCTTTCCAGCACGAGTCGCCTGTACGGTGACGGTCGAGCACCTCAAGTCACGGGCTATCTGTGCCTGCGAACATCCATCGGCCGTCATCTCCTTGATGCGGCGGTTACGGGCGGCGCGTTTGATCTCACGTCGGCGCTTGCCCTTGTCGCCGGCGACTACGATCTCCTCCTGGAAGAACGGGATTGGCACGTCCACCCATTCGGCCATGAGGCGCAGCCCCTCGGCTGAGCGAGAACTCACGCGCTCCGGCTCGTACCAGTTCGGCTCCGGGATCTCCACGCAGTCGGCGCGAACAGCCGCCGCCAGGACGGGATACTCTCGCTGGAGCCGGTCAAACGCCTTACCGACCGCCAGGAGTTCGTACTTGTAGCTGAGGTAGCGTTGGTACCGAAACCACTTCTCGAACGCCTCCACCGGCCACTCTTCGCCGTACTCAGGCAATGAGGGCGGATGCCACTCGGGCTTGTCGGTCATCTCCAGTTCGTTGAAGTAGCAGGCCCCGTGACCACCGATGCGGATCATCGTGTAATGCGCCGGGAGCAGCCATATCACCGTCGCTATGGCCAGGGCGCAGTCGTTCAGTTCCCGCTCTTTCGACTTCCCGCTCATCGCGACCCCCTCGGCATCTCGGAGATGAGCTTGCGGATATCATCGCCCGTGAACGTGCCACCTTCCAGCGTGTAGTCGGTGACGTACCCTTCCTGGTCGACATCGATTTTGGCGAAGATGCGGCCGTGACCGACTACGCGCTTGCGCTTGCGAAGGTCGCTCACGAGTTCGTCGAAGAGTATGTCGACATCGTCGGGACGGAACTGGTGACGATTACGCTTCGCCATTGTGGCCTCCGGTGGTCAGCGCCGGCCTCGAGCCGCTCGGGAGTCTGAGCGTCCCCGCTATCGCCTCGAGGTTGTCGCGCTGCCGTAGCTGGTCGAACATGCGCAGGTACTGCCCGCGCAACACGTCCATGTTTTCGCTCATGTAGGCGTCCCGCCATCCGATAGCCTGCGCTACCCTGCGGGTCACCGGGCAGAAGCTCTCCATGGCTTCCAGTTCGGTGTAGAGGCTGTACCGGCGGATGCCATGGATGAATTCCTGCCATGACTCCGCTCCGCTCGGCTCCGGGCCTCTGGCGGCCTCTAGGGCCTGCTCTCGTATCTCAGCGATGGTGGGAGGAAACTTCGTAAGCGCGATGTGGCGCCGCACAGCCGTCTCGGCCAGTTCGTAGTCGAGGTCGCCGATCATCTGGACCCAGACCGCCACACGAGCTTTGTCGACCTCGAAGGACGGGTACGCCGCGGCAATGACGGATACCAACTTCGCGACCTCACTTGCCTGCATCCTCAGCCTCCTTCAGTTCGCGGAATATCTCAAGGGCGCGCTGCGTGTTGGTGTTCATGGCTGGGACCGATGTGCCGCGGTTGTCGTAGTTGCCTTCGAGGATCTTCACGAAGTTGCTGGGCTTGGTTATCCAGTCGATGCCGAACCGCGCCTGCTCCTTGGTCCTGCCGGCCAGGAAGTCAGATGCCTCCACGCGCCGGAAGAACGCCTCGAGGCCGTCCATGCCGAGAGCGTCATGCGCAGCCTTCAACCGCTTGCGCCGTGAGTCGTTGGCGATGCTCTGCACGGCCGGGAGTGAAGGACAACATTTGTTGAAGAGGTCGACGATCTTCTGGTAGGGAGTCGGAGACCTTCGCCTTCGCGGAGGTGCGGCCGACTGCTCTTCCCAATCGATGCCGTCATCGTCGGCGGTGTTGCGCGACGAAGACACATCGCCAGATGTGTCTTCTGATGGGTTAGGGGAACGGGTACTTGGTACGGGCCCGGGTACGGGCCCGGGTAATGAGTCAGTTATGGGTGATGTTATATCGTCTGTTGCGTAGTCTGTTATAAGAGGTGTTATGGAAGCCGCATCAGCAGCGGGTTTCTTCTCGCCCCAGCGTGATGCCATCCCGCGCTTGCCGGCCTCGCTTTTTGCCCGGATCTCCGCCTCGTGCTGGGCCCGCGAAGGTTGATAGTCGAGGAAGTCGTGAATGCTGTATGAGAGCGCTCGGCCCTTCTCATCGCACTCTTTGACCTCCCACATACCGACCCGCACAAGCTCGTTGATGAGTTGGTGCGGACTGCCTGACGGAAGCGCAAGAGACAGGTCGCCGGCAAGCCGGAACACCTGGTTCACAGGCACGATCCCGTCGGTCAACTTGTGGTTGCACCAGCAGAGCGCGAGGGTATGGAGACCGACGCAGGCCAGCATCACATCAGAAGACAGGACCGCCACCTTCGGATGAGCATAGAACTCGTCGTCAAGTCGCACCCATGGCATCAGCCTGTCGCCTCCTCCACATACGCGAACTCGATCCGGTTGACCACTTGGGTTGCGGCACTGTAGGTGCGGCGCTCGAGATGGTTTGCGGCTATGAACATATGTACGAAGCCGATGGGCGTCAGATGCGGGAATCCCTCGCGGTCGCATTCAGACTGTCCGTACTCAACGATCTTGTTCAGCGGTTCATCCGTCACGCTCACCACCCGGATAAGCGCCAGCCGCTTGACCTTCTCGCCCTTCTTGAGCCCCATGCACTTCTCACAGGCCCACAGCAGGTCGCCGGGTTTCAGGAAGCTCCAACCGAGACGCCGGGTGACGGTCTTGGAGCCGTCGCGGATGGCCTCCGTGGTCATGGAGAACGACATATTACGAGGCATCACGTCACCGGAGCCCGATGGAATTGGTACCCGCACTTGCGACATGTCGAGGTGTAGCCAGCCGTGGTCTCTACCTCAGCGCCGAACTCGTGGACGCACCCTGGAACCCCCCGCACCGGCTCTACCCGGTAGTACGGTGAATAGGGATTGCCGCAGTTGCAGGACGCCACCCACGGAGCCCAGACACGATTGCAGCGTGGGCATATCCAACCCTCATTCATCGTCCCCCTCCCCCGCGTCAATCTCGGCAAGGGCAGCAGCTTCGTCGTGCTCGTCAAGCAATTGGAACAGTTCATACAGACGGTCCTGGCGTGCCCCGTCATCCATGAAGTCGGCGCGGTGCTCGGACCGCAGCGCCTTCGCCGCCTCCGCCACCTTCTCCAGCCGCTGCACCCTCGCGGCCTCGGCAGCGGTGAGGCGAGCGATATCCGGCGAAGGCCATGTCCACGCTATGTTGAGTCGGCAGAGTTTGGTGGTGGCCTTGTTCAGCCACTCTCGCAGCAGCCGGTTCTCAGCCTTGAAGCCGTCCCGCTCAGCCCGCGCCTCTCTCAACGCAGCTATGAGGGCGGGAACATCTGAGCGGGCATGGGCAGGATAGATAACATGGGGCCACGGTCCCTCTAGCTCCTTCTCGCACCGCTTCTCCATCGCCTCCAACTCGACTTCGGTCAGGTCACTCATGGTCGCCTCCGGGCTGGGGGATTGGGCGAGAGCAGCCAATGCCCGCTCGATGATGGCGTTGCGCTCGATGCGGTCCTTGTTCATCTGCGCGATGATTGGATTGGTCGGCTCCATGCCTGCGGTGTTGTCGGTCCACACTGCGTAATCCAGATACCCGCGCAAGATGCGACGAGGCAGACCCGCGTTAGGAGTCATGTCCACCGAGCGAAACTCTCTCCAATGCTTCACCGACTCCCGCAGCGCAGCCTCCATCTCTTCCACGCGGGTTGCCAAGAAATGACAGGCGAGGTTCAGTTTCTCGTCGCTCATGCCGCCGCCCCCCTCCTCTCAACAGCCATAACCATCTCCTCCCACGTCTGCGGCTCCGCCCGCCGCACACCGATCTCAGCAAGCAGCCGGTCAGCAGCGACTAGGGCCTCGCGCAGCCGCTCGACCTCAGCGGCCAGGGCATCGCGCTCGCGCAACAGATCATCGACCGCCGCTTGATGGTCAGAGCAGTTCTCATACTGCCACTCCCAAGTCAGTGCCCGAATCTCGGATAGTCGCTCCTCAGTCAGCATCGGAATCCTCCCTTCCGCGCCCGCTTCGTCCGCGGTCCAGAACTGCCTTGAGCATGAGCCAAGCGTTGACCACCGGCGCGGGGTAGTTGTCCGTCGGGAACCCAAGCTCTTTGATGGCATACTCCAGCGCCGCCTCCAGCTCAGCCACGCGGGATTGGAGGGCGGCGTTATCGGCCTCCAGTTGGCATATCTCACACGACCGGGCAAGATGCCCGTGTTTGCAGTCGCGCTCGCTCATTCCGCCGCCTCCAGGATGGCGCGGGCGAGAGTGACGATGTTTTCCCAATACCGCCAGTTCGGGTAATTCTCCACCGCCTCACCGTGTTCATGCCGCCAGATGCGAGCAGCCTGTACCGCTTTCGCCAGTTCCAGCGCCTGCTTTTGCCCCTGGACGAGACCGGCACGGTAGAGTCGCGCCACGTCGGGACAGCTATCGGTGTTGCGCCATGGATCTCCAATGTAATCTCGACGCTGCACCTGTGCTCCGTTCGTCGAGATACGCCAATAGGAGTTCAGCAGAAACCACTTCGGCTCCACCTCCGGCTCAATCTCCGGGTGTAAGGCTTCCAGTCGTTTGATGCGGTCCTCTAGGTTCATCACAACCCCCTGTTGTCTCCCGGTAGCTTGATGCTTCGGTGCTCTCCCACGCGCACCACGGTTTTCTCTTCCTGCGCGCTCTTGACCGACACGACCCGCGCGTACATGTCCACGATCTGCCGGTCATTCCAGCCGTCGTTCTTACCCAACGTCCCAAGTGAGTCCATGACGAGCTTTCCGAGGTTGTCGATATCCCGGGGCCGGGCCGACAGGAAGAAGTACATCTCGATCCCGTAGGGCTTCTTCGGCTCAAGCCGCACGCCGGCCGCCATGGCACACTCCATGACGTGACGCTCGGCGTCTTGGGTGCGCGTCGGCGTGTACCAGTTGCCCGTCTTGTTGTTGCGTCTCGGGCGTCCTTTGGGGACGGGCGGTCCGGGGATCTCAAAGGTCCATGCGGTGCCGAGGTTGAGGGCGTTGGGGATTCTCATCGCAGTTTGTTCGCCCTCCTCTCGCGCCGAGGTATCAGGCGCCCGGTGTGGTCCCGCCACTGCCCGTACTTGTCCTTGTAGGCTTTGCCGGCCTCCAGGGCCACAGGGGCCATGCGCTCATCCCACCAAGCGGGCATCGCAGCGAGCGTCGGGGTCTCCCCCGGCTTACGCTCTTGGCCCGGCTCCGGGCAGACGTGGTCGGCGAACTCGTCAATCCTCAACGTCTCTCCGCAGTTCGGGCAGGGTCTGGTGATGACGGCGCTACTGTCCATCGGCCACCCCCACGGGACCGCACTTGCCGCCGTTGCGCACTGAGCGAAGGCACTGCTCGCACCCATCGCCGCGAACGCCCGGAGCCTTGACGAAGGCATCGCCCCCACAGGGGCGGCTGGCCTTGAGATACTCACGGACGGCACGCTCAGTCTCAGGGGATACTTGAGGCTCAACCCTCATGTTCGACTCCAGGGTTGTCGAACATATCGCCTCCGAAGTCGGAGCCATCCGGGTCGAAGAAGTCCTCGTCCTCGACAACCTCGTAGTCCGGTGCCTCCTCCGTCTCGCCGGTCCAGTCGACCGCGTCCGAAGTCTCAAGCTCTGGTGCAGACTCAGACTCTCTCGGCTCGTCGTAGACCTTGGGCTCACCGTCTACGTTCAGCGCGACCTCGATCGGGCCGCCCCGGTAGCCCAGCAGTTCGATCTCCACCAGGGACTCGACGACGATGACCGTCTTGCCCTCGTAGACGTCCTTCTTGAAGATGGGCGCCCGCTCTTTGACGTAGCCGCGGCAGACGACCTCAACGACCGTGCCGGGGCGAAGCTCACGGTCCCGGTAGACGATCTTGCCCTCGAACTCCGACTGTGAGGTCTCGTCGCCTCCCGAGAGTGACCACCGCTCGCTCTTGACGCGGTAGTCTTCCCACTGGGCACCGAGGAGGGACAGTTGCAGGGCCTCGCCGGTATCGGCGTCCACGACCGCGTAGCGGCGGCGGGGGACGGAGGTGTAGATAGCCACCTCCTCCGGCAGAGCGTCGAACTCCTCGGTCGGGTCCTCGTCATCTTCTTCGAGCCCCTCCGAGTCGGCTACGAGTGCCATGCACTCGTGCAGGCTGCCGCAGACCTCGCACTGCGCGTCATCGGCGAGTCCTGGTTCTCCGAAGCACCCCGGGCGGTCCGGTTCCTGTTTTTCGTCCGCGTTTGAGGCCTCGAACGCCTCGATGGTGCCAGGCACCTCAGACGCCGGGTCGACCTCCATGGTCGCGGTCTCCCCCTCGGGCGGCGCAAGCTCCTCTCGTGGCATGAAATCGTCGACAATCGGCTCCCCGAGTGTCTCCTTGTTGACCTTCAGCGGTTCTCCCTTGACCTTCACTACAGCCTCCTTCTGGCTTAGTTTCATCACTCGTGCGCGTTCCTCTTCTGTCGGCTCCCAGCCGCAGACGTTGCCCTCCTTATCGATCTTGGCTTGGCAGGGACCATGGAAAGTGTTGCGGCCCTTGTGTGGATGCTCGGGATGCTGGCAGGGGATGAAGTCGTAGGGACGTGTGCTCACTTGCGCCGCCTCCTTGACGCGGTCTTCTCGGGTCTGTCGAACGTGCAGGGCCTCCCGTCCACCAGAGCGAAGAACACGCCCTTGCCGGGATACTTCGGGTCCTCTTCGAGCATGTCGTTCTCAAGCGCCTGGTAGACCTCCATGCCGTACTCCGCAGCCGACTCGTAGTCGCCGGCGGGGATGAAGTCCACCTTGCCCGCCATGGCGGCGCGAGCGGCTGTGAGTTGCATCTCAGCGAGGAAACGGGCGGCGGCGGGAGTGAGCAACAAGGTCACAGCGCCATCCCCCCCGGTATCTCGCGGTACTGAACGCCGTCGATGGTGCCGGGGTTCATGGCCGCACCTCCACATGGCTCATTCCATCCTCGCCGCGCTCGACTAGGATTTGAGAGGGGAGAGCTTCAAGGAGGTCGGCGTGATGGCTTACCAATAAGACCCTGTCGAAGCGATCCGCGAGGTGGTGGAGGATCTGAACGAGATGCTGACGACCGCTCTCGTCAAGGCCCTCCGGCTCATCGATCACAAGTGACCTCACCCTGGCCGAACTTCTTCGCGCCATGAGCAGCGCCAGCCCCAGCCGGACGCATGACGCAATCCTGTACTTCTCTCCCCCGCTGAATCCGCTATAGGCTCGCGACGGGTACCCGTTGCGGTCCACGATGATCTCCAGGGAGTCGCGGGTATCCCCCGCCTTGGTCTCCTTGGTCGTCTCAAAGGTGACGTGCATCCCCCCGTCGTAGAGGCCGGTGAGTTCGTTCACCTCGGCCTCGAGGTCCGCGACCACGTTGCCCACGATCATGAGCGGGATCCCGTTCTTCCCAAACGCCTTCTTGAGATACTCGGCATCCTCGAGAGCGGCGGCCTGTTCGGTCTCTGCGGCCTTGGCGGCTTCCAGCTTCTCGCGGCTGGGAAGGAGCATCTTGATTGCTTCCTCGTGGGCCGCGAGCGCCTTCTCGGCCTCGGTCACTGCCTCGCGGGCGGCAAAGACATGGCGCTCGGCCTCCCCCACTCCGAGAGCCGCCGCTTCCCACGCCTGCCGCTTCTCTTCGGCCCCGGCGAGCACTGCCCGGCCCTCGTCTATGCCGTCCCATATCGCGTCGTCAGCCAGTTCGTCGCTGACCGCCTTGTACTCTTTGTTGAGGGCAAGGACTCGTTCCTCAGCAGCGGCGATGGTGGACAGCTTGGCCGGTATCTCGTCGAGTTCGTCGCGCAGGCGCTTCAGTTGGGAGTAGCGGGTCTGGTCGAAGGCGTAGGGCGGGAGGGCGGAGATGGCCTCGCGGACCTCGCCTTCCGCCTTCCTCTGTTCGGTGAGCAGGCGACGCAGTTCCTCGACTTCTGTCTCAGCCGCAGCGGCCTTCTCTTGGGCAGTGTCTCGTTCGGCGGTGAGTTGAGCCAACGTCTGTTCGAGAGCCGCGTCGGCGATCGGCTGTCCGCACCTGTCGCACAGCGGAGCCTCGGCACCCGCGATGGCATCGATGCGGGAGACAACGTCGGACGCTCGCTTGTGGAGGCTCTCCGCCTCACTGGCCTTCGCCTTGCCTTGGGCGACAGTCGAAGACACGGTCTGCTCTGCCGCTTTCAGTTGGGCGTCCAGTGACGCTCTCTTCTCCCTGATGGCCGCGTCTGACTTCTCAGCCTCTTCCAGCGATGCGAGTTCGAGGATGATGTCCGGCCGGGTGGCCAGCTTCGCCGTGAGTTCGTCCTTGTCGGCGATGCGGGCTTGCAGGGTCGAGCGTTCGGCAAGTAGAGCCGACTGCCGCTCTACGAGGCCGCCCTTGCGGTCCTCCAAGTCGCGCAGGCGCTTCTCCACCTCGTCCACGTCAGGCACGGCAGCCTTGGCCCGCTCCGCCGCCTCTCGGATCGACTCGTGTTCCCGCTCCCGTTTGGCTAGGCGCTCTTGCGCGGCCTCTCGAGAGTTGCGTTCGACCTCCGACAGTTCCTCGCGCTCTGCCAGCGTCTCGCACTCAGCGGTGTACCGCTCCACGTCCTCCCGCGCCTTCGCAAGCGCGAGCTTCGCCTCGCCCGCCTGCTCTTTCCAGTGCGCCTCATACGGCCCGTACTTCTTGTCGAGCGAGAGGATCTTCCCCAGGACCTCGAGACGTTCGGCCGGCGTCTTCGAGAGGAACGCCTTGGCCTCGTCTTGGGCGATGATGGAGGTCACCAGCAGCAGTTCCTCGTCGGCTCCGATGAGGGTCTTCACGCGGGCCGTGACCTCGTCCGCCCCGGTCGTATCGGCTACCCACTGCCCATTCTCTTCGCGGACCAACTCAGCGGTGCTCTTGCCCCGGCCCCGGATGGAGCGCGTGCGAGTGACCTTGTAGCGCTGCTGGGAGTCAGGAGAGAAGACCACGGCGACGGAGCACTCTTCCCGCTGCTCGGGCTCGCTCATCACATGGTCGTCAAGGGATCCGCGGGTCTTTGCGCCGGTAAGGGCGAAGATGGGAGCCTCGACAAAGGCTTTCGATTTTCCGTTCCCGTTCTTGCCCACGACGGAGGCCAGATGCACGCCGGTCAGGTCGATGACCTCGTGACCGAAAGAGCGGAAGCCGTCGAGTTCGATGGAGTCAATTCTCACAGCAGCACCCCCTGCCTTGTGGCATTGTTGATTCGTGCCTCGGCTATCTCCAGGTACTCCGGCTCCCGTTCGATCCCGATGAACTCCCGTCCCTCTTGGACCGCTGCCACGCCGGTTGTGCCGCTGCCCATGAATGGGTCTAGGACTATGCCGCCGGGTGGTGAGATGAGGCGCACTAGCCAGGACATGAGGGCAACGGGCTTGACGGTGGGATGATGGTTGGCAGCTTCTTTGCCGCAGCCGTGGATACGGTCTACTAGCGGGTTGCCTGTCGGCTGCCTATACTCCGCGTCTTTGACCTTCGCCTCCAACCCCTCGCACCCCGCGTTCCTCTCAGAGCGGGAAGCCTTGGGGCAGTAGAAGAAGCGGGAGGCACCACCAGAGTCGCCACCATATTCTCGATTTACCTTCGTGCCTTGCCGAAAGCCTCCAGCGTCCTTGCGGGGTAGCGCCCCGTTGCCATGATGAGGAGACAGTCGCCCGGTCGTCCTCACCCCGCTCATCTCATCCAGCAGCGCCCCGCTTGTCTCGTCCAGAATGACGTTCGCGGGCCAGCGACCCTGCGGCACTTCGTAGAGGGTCGGTGTTCCTTCGCCGTATATGCCGGTTGCCCCGATGGTGCCGACTGTGTGCGGGTTCTTGGCGTGAATATCGTCGGCAGGGTCTATCCCTATCCGGCACTCGTCTATCCCCAGCGGCCTGACGCCCTTCCCCGGCTTGCGGCAGAGGATGATTGGCTCCCATGCTGGCTTGAGATTGCCCTTGCCCTTGGGAAAGCCAGAGTTACCGGTGGCGAATACCTTGCCGTTGCGACGGGCGACGAACGCACCAGTCGGCACGCGCAGGCACCAGACCTTACCGACGTAATGGACGGGCGCTATACGGGCCAGATCGGGGCGGGTGAACCGTGATGCTCCCACAGCTTGTGAGCGCGGTTCGACTCGAACAGGAGCAGATTGGTCGGAGCGTTGTTCTCTGGGTTGTGGTCCAGATGGTGCACCACTTCTGAACGCAACAGCAACCGTCCCAGCTCCCGCGCCACCGCAAGCCGGTGCTCCATAACATAGCCGTCCTTGCGGGCCATAGGAGCGAACTCGGGCGGACAGCGAACGTAGCGCACGCCTTGGTAGTTGCCATGCGTCTTGAAGTAGGTGACGCCACCCTTCCAGGCGGGGTTGCTCTCCCCGCTCATCTTGGCCCGGAAGCTGGCCTCGCCCTCCGGCGTCCAAGCAGCCCGCCCCTTGTGCGCGTGCAGTCCCCACTCGGCCCCGCGCAATACGCCATTGCAGGCGCGTGAGCACGTCGGAGCCGTCGTTCGCTTCGCCCATGCCCGCGGCTTCCATACCTCTTTGCCGCAGACGGCGCAAGCCACCAACACCAAACCTACGCGCTCCTCGGGCGGTTTCTTCTTGTGAGGTATCGCGTTCCGGCACTCTTGCGAGCAGGTCTTGTTCCGTAATGCCTGTGTCCGGTTGAACGTAGGGAATGGCTTGGAGCAGACCTTGCACGTCTTCCAATACGGGAACGTGTACTTGGTGTTGCCGTGCGGCTTCTTCGGCATAGCAGAAGGTGTATCCGTTACCGTCATGGATAAGGCATCGGTGGTTTCGGCTGACGAGTTGATCGGTGCCGTCTGACTCGATGCGGTAGGCCGTGTCGTTGTAGTCGTAGACAACTTGCTCTTGGATGGGCTGCCAGGTGTAAGAGTCATCCGTTGCATCATAGCACAATGCGTGGCGTCCCGCCGTGGCTGTATGGTACGGTTCCCACCGACCGTCTACCAGGACTTCAGTGTCTTCGCTCAAGCAGCCGTAGAGCCACATGAGGGTGTCGCGTATCTCGAAGCCCGCGTCCTCTAGGGCCACCATGAGCCGGTGATGCGTGCGGGTGCCACCGAAGGCGACGAGGTAGTGGGCGGGCTTGAGGACACGAAGGGCGGCGACGGCCCAGTTGTAGTGCCACTGTTGGGCGGCTAGACCGGCCTTGCCGTATCTCACCCGACTACCGGCACCACCGAACGGCGTCCCGTCTGTCGGGCTTGCCGAACCGTTCCCACCATGCCCAGCACGCCACCCGAGCGTATCGGCAGACGGCTCCACTGTCGCAAGACGGTCCCACTCCTTGCCCATGAACTCCAAGCCATACGGCGGGTCGGTCACGATAGCGTCGACGCTGTCGGGCTCCATTTCGGCCATGACCTCCAGACAATCGCCAAGTATGAGGCGAGGTTCCGTCACTGCCCCACCACCTCTCGCGCCATCTCCAGCGCCGCCTTGTAGCACTCACGCGCGGCGTAGTCGCAGCCTCTGCCGATAAGCTGGCTTCCCTCATCGGATGGCCGCTTGAGGGCGGTGAACAGGGCGAACTTCTCAGCGACGGCCAAGAGGATGGCCTCCGCCTCGTAGGGCAGTCCCTGGTCGCGCAGTTCCTGTATTTCGGCGTCCTGCTGCGGCGTGACCAGGAAGAGACGATCGCCAGTGCGGGCCGTTACTTGCTCAGGCATTGACCACCTCCATGGCCTTGAGAACCTTCTCGGTGAGGCGCGTAGCCCTCGGGCCGTCGACGCCTTGCAGAACGAGGAACTGTTGCCACGCCGTCTGCATGTCATCCTCTTCGGTGACGGTGTTCGTGCGCTCGCTCGCGGTGTGGATGGTCTCGACGATGGGGCCGTGGACCTTCACCGCGCCGGCGTCCAGAAGGGCGCGCTTGATCTCGCCGTCGTCGATGGTCTTGCGAATGTCCAGAGTGGCCTTGTACTTCACCCGGACGATGGAGCCAGCGACCTCATTCATGGCGATGACGTTCTCCACGGCACCGCGCCAGTCTGCCCCGCCCCACTCAGCGAGGTCGACATCCACCAGCGGCCGCGTCTCTACCTCCTGAAACTCCATCTCGTCGAAGTCCGTATTCTCGTCAAGGGTGATGAGCCACCAGCCGTGCTTGTGCGTTCCCTCGCTGAAGTCGCACGCTTCTATCGAGCCGCTGTAGGCGATGCCCGGAGAGAGCACCTGCGGCATGTGAAGATGGCCCCAGCACTGGCACCTGAACGGAAGTCCCTGAAGCTCAGATAGCGGTATCACCGGCTCGCGGAAGAAGCGGGTCTCGGTGTGCGCCACCTTGGAGCCGGATATCGCCCCGTGGGCTACAAGTACGGAGCCGAAGGTGGTCTTCTTCTGTTCGGCCTTGGCACCCAGCATGTGCAGCGTCTTGAGCGACAACTCGACGATGCGCTCGTTCTGCTCATCGATGGTGAGCTTCGCGAACTCGGGATCGTTGGCCGCAACGTGGGCTCGCATCGGATAGGGCAGGCAGGCGACGGCGACGCCGTGGGCCTCTACTACCTCCGGGCGGCCGACCACAAGCACGTTCCCCCGGCCGCTCTCGTAAAACTCGCGGTCGTCGAACATCTCGACGGCGTTCTTGCGGCCCACCTGGCGCGGGGACTCATGGTTTCCTTGGGTCATGACGACGGTGATCTCATAGTCCTGGAGCCGGTCCAGCATGCGGAGGAACACGGCGATCTCGGTCGGCGTCGGCTTCGGGTTGTCGAAGATGTCGCCCGCGATGACGCAGAGATCGACCTTGGCCGCGATCATCCCGTCGCAGGCTCGCAGGCAGGCGCTCTCGAAGTCCCGCAGCCGGAAGTTCACGCCGCCCGCATCCTCGTCTCCGAGGTGGTAACTACTGCCGATGTGCAAATCTGCTAGATGACCGATGCGCAGTTTCCTACCCGAAGTCGACACCATCGTCCCCCCCACCGTAGGTGAACTTCAGCCACGCCTCGGCGCACATCCCCCAGCTAGGGTTGCTGGACTTGAGGATGGTCTCTTCGACGTACTTGCGCTCGGTGCGCACGAGCTCGGAGAGCATCTTCCCCTTGTGCGGCCCACGGGGAATCTCCAGGTCCGTCTCCGGTTTGGGGCCGAAGGTCTCGGGCTCGGCCTCAGCCTCTTCGACGACCTCAGCTTCTTCGATGATCTCGCCGGTCTCGGTGTCCACGCCGGTGGGCGCGTCGTCGCCTTCCATGACCTCGAAGCTCTCCACGTCTTCGCTGCCCGCCTCAAGCTGGCGCGGCTCCCCGTAGAGCGTGTTGGCCGCTTCCTGGCCGCCGGTCATGAGCATCCCGAGGATGCGGAGGTCGGAGGTGTCAGGGGTGAAACTGGTAGAGGCGATCAGGAACGGCTTGCGCAGTTCGTCCTTGGCGTAGTTGCCCTTGACCGTGAGAAGAGACCTGTAGGCACGCAGTCGGGCCTTGGTCTCCGTCATACCCATGCGGTGCTTCTTCACCCGGTCGTACCAGTTCTGCGCCCACCACTCGTTGAACTTGGGATTGCTCCTGTCGGGCGGGCCGACCTTCGTCACATAGTCGGGCACCGAGGAAAGCAGCTTGTCCATCTCATCGGCCTCGATCCATTCCCGAGATCCGGTACCGCGCTGCCACGTCCCGTCCGGGCGGCGCATCCGGGCCGACCATGTGATGCGGAGGTTCTGGTTGTCGCGACCGAAGTAGACGATGTCGGGCGATTCATCCTCAATGCCCGCCACCTTGGCGATCTGGTCGAGTTGCACCTTGGAGAGTGCGTATCTCGCGTCCTGGCCCTTGCTGGTCGGGTAGAAGTCCTTGATGTCCAGGCTGATGACGCTGATGGCCGGCGTGAAGTTCGGGTCGGCCTTGAAGATGGTCGTCGCCGGGGCAAGGACGTTGTACTGTTCCTTCAGCTTCGGGTCCGCGAGATTTATCATGATGGCGCCCTGGTCGTCGTACTGGACGATTCCAAGGCCGTCGGCCACCTGCACGAGCGCTCGCTCCTGTGGCCGGAGTCGTTCGAGTTCCTGTCCCTTGGGCATATCACTTACCTTTCTTCAGCGGTTCTTCCGGCTTGATCTTCACGAGGTAGCAGGCCCCTTGGCGTGAGGTCGCGTAGCAGAGGTGGCCGAGTTTGTTGTTGCGGATGGCGGCCGAGAACAGCGTCTGCACGTTGTTGGCCGTGACCTTGTTGTACTCGACCTTGCAGATGTCAGCCTTGCCTGCGAGAAACTCCTTCAGCACGTCCACAGCGAACGCGCCACGGTGCTTGAACGGCAACTCGTCGACCGGCGTCAGGCGCACGGCGGGGTTGTTACGCGGCTGCGCAGGCGGCGCGGCAGGGGCGATCGCGGCTTTCTTGGGAGTCGGCTGCGATGGCTCCGGCGTTTTCCCGAAGTCGGCCTCTGCGGCCTCGAGTTCAGCGTCCAGATCGTCGGGCTCCGCAGGCCCCTTCTGGCACGCCACGCAGTAGTCGAGACGGGAATACTTCGGCAGCTTCTCACCACAATGGAGGCAGGTCTTGGGGCCGGTCACGGATACAGCGCCCATCACCACACCTTCCAGCTCATGAGGAACCCGTACCAGCCGAAGATCGCCAGGAGAGCGCACGCGCAGGCGATGGCTCGCCAGGTCCATACCTGTTCCTCCAGGCGGTGCTTGCGGGCTCTCAGTTCCTCGAAGCGCGCCTCCATGGTGCTACGGCGATAGTGCAGGTCAGGGATGATGTGCGGGTTGGGCATGCGGCTCTCTCCTTTCAGGCGGTTTGCTCGAACAGGGTCGGACTCCACTCGAAGTCCTCGATCACGAGCATCAACTCGCGGCAGGTGACGAGGTTGTTCATGGCGCGCGAGTGGAGCGAGTCGTAGGTGCGCCGGAGATCCTTGACGTCGGCCTCGGTAGCGATGAAGACACCGCCGGGCTTGGTGAGCGCCACGACAGGCACATGCCGCTCGCGCCTCAACTGCTGCATCCCTTGGCGGACCTTGCGCTCGTTCCACCCGAGGGCCGTCTCGAGACGCCGGACGTTCGTGCCGTTGGCGGCTCCGACCGGGAGGGCAAGCTCCAGGGCATCAAGCTCGGCAGAGGAAAGAGCGCGGGGTTTGCTCACCTTTCGGCCCCCTCCCCCGCGCCCCTAGTAGCGAGCGCAGGGTCATGAGGGGCCGCTACGGGCGCAGCGGGGTGCTCGTGCCCCGTAGTGCCGGGGATGCCAGGAGTATGGATGACCTGGCTTGCCTCTCCCGGCTTAGCGTGAGTTGGCCCGATGAGCCTGAGC